CTAGTGACATCACAGTTCAAAGCCTACATTAAGGATCATAAATCTAAATTTCTTAGCCCAGCTAACATGAAGTATTGTTACTGTTCCAAGTCTAAACTGAAGCTCGTACTTCTCTTTTTTGTTGTTAGCCTTCCAGCTGTTAATCCAATTTACCTTTTTCATAATTTGATAATTGTTTGTTTATATATTCTATTGTTAGCATAAATTACTGCTATATAGGTTCCATTAGCAAAACTAGATAAGTCTAATCTGTTATCTGTTTGTGCTGTAATAATTTTACGTCCGTTTGAGTCATACACATCTACTGATACAGGAACAATAGAGTTTATAATCACAATACCATTTGTTGGATTTGGATATACACCATATACATCATGTATATCATCTATACCTACAAAGTTATCGTCACAGTATTGATATAACGTTATACAAGTTTCATCCCAAGCTGTGCTACAGCAGTAAGGATCTACATCAATAGTCCAAGCATAGCATTCATCATTTAACCAGTAGGGTTCTCCAGGACCTGTAATACAGCCGGCATCGTAAAGACAAGCATCAGCATCATTAACATTTGCCAAGGAATTATAATTGTACGCATCTTGGTCCATACAGTCTTCAACTGTTTCGATACACGAGCCATTGTCAGTATTAGCAGTTGGATCATAATTAAAGGCGCTACTATCAGTACAGCCATAAATGTAAGGAATACAGCTAAAATCTTCTGTGTTAGCGGATGAGTTATAGTTGAGCATAGAAGGGTCAGTACACCCATAAACAATAGGCTCACAAGTAGAAGGGTCATATTCAGTATTTGCTAGAGGGTTAAAATTATACATGGTATCATCCATACACCCATAAACAAATGGTACGCAGTTTTCTAAAGAAGTATTTGCCTCTGGATTATAGTTGAACATTGTAGGATCTGTGCAGCCAAAAATTACCGGCACACAATCGCCAGCATCAGTTGCTGAAGAATTATAGTTAAATGCTGTAGGATCTTGGCATCCTTCAATTTCTAATTCATCGCAGATTCCATCTTCGTCTGTATCATTTATGCAGCTGTTTGCACAATCATAGTACTGAACAGGATAGTTACAGTCAGAGTTTGTGTTAGCTTCAGAGTTGTAGTTACAAGCAGTCTCATCAGTGCACCCATATATATAAGGTATACATCCATCTCCACAAAAAGGAGTGAAATGATATACCGTCCAGTTAGGTCCTGTGAACGGTTGAAGAGCCCCCTGTCCATTATTTATAAAAGGATTACTACCCTCAGACAGTAAAGTATCACCTGCCTCGTTAAGAACATACACAGAGTTGTGTAATGTTTGAAAGGCTAGCTCTTGAGAAGATTGCTGTTGATTACCAGCTTGGAAGTAATATATATCAACCTCCTCATCAGAATCTAGTACAATATCCCAAGACTGATTAAACTCACCAGGACCTACAGTAAACAGCCATTGTTGTTCCCCTTGAACCATACCTATCTTAGAGTTACCCCATCCATCAGCTGCGTCATCTTCTAGTATAATTTGTATTGTGCAAGGACCTACAAGGTCTGATATTGTTGCTGTACTGTCATAATTTAAGGCTTCAGGATCTGTACAACCCCAAGTGTGTAATGTTTCACATGTGTCTGGCAGCTCAGCATCCGGATTATAATCTACATAATCATCATCCATACAGCCAACTACATCAGGCGCTGGTGGACAAGGATCGGGAAATATAGGCCCAGAGTACATTGTGTTTCCCTCAAACTCTGTAAATGCTAGATCTTCTAATTCCCATATAATACTATCGCAGGCTGTAATAACACATGCTCCATCTTGTCCTCCTGAAGCATAGCCATTTAGCCCATCTCCAAACTCGTCTACTAATATTAACTCAAAGCCTAGTGATACGCAAAAATCGTAAGTGTATGTAGCAAGTTGATCCCCAAAGTCAAACTCTCCAGGTATAACCTGCTCATATGGCTGACCATTAGCTATGTTAACTAAAGTAAAGCCAGTCTCTCCAGGCCATGTGTCTAATGTAAGATCCATAGAAACAAGAGTCTCGGTAGAATCACATTCAAATACATTACAGCTACCATTATCTATGTTCGCCCATGGATTGTAGTTGTTTGCCACAGGATTAGTACATCCAGGAATAGGAGGTATACATGGATTTAAAGTAAAAGGTATAGTGTCTAACGCTGTATCAAAGTCATACACTGCTGTATCCAACCCACATGTATTACTTATTCTATACCAACCTTCTCCAAACGAACAACATATACCATCTCCAAAAGAATCCATCATAACGAACTCATAATCGCCGGCTGGTAAAAATACCATGTGATTTTGTAAGGTACTGTTTTGTAGTGGAGGGCTAACTGCTACTACATTTGAGTCACTAAGGATTTGCCAAGAAGTTTCCCCAGCATAATTATCTGTCTGAACTTGTACATCTAGCCAACTACCTTGAGCATAGCTGTAAGTTGAGCAAAAAACTAATATGATAAATAATATATTTTTCATGTTATGATGTAAATCTTTTAATACTGTTAATACCTACAATCTCTTCAACTGGGAATCGATTTCCAAGAGCATCAAACTCAAACAAAGTATCTTTCTTATTTGAACCTGCTAGCTTTCTATATAATGCTCTAATTACTCTAGTCTCAGAAAAAGGTTCTACATCAAGTATAACTACCGTCTTGCTACGACCTGTTCTAGCCAAGTCTATAGAATTATTATCTTTAAAGTACATATATACTTGTCTTTCTGTAGCTGAAAAACTAGAGAAGCTAGAAAAACGTGTAGCAAAAAAGTCTAAGTTGGTACCATCACTGTGTTCAACCACACTGTCAGCGTCAATAGTATCCTTTTCAAATATGAGTAATCTATCGTTTAACATTTCCAACGTCTTCTTGCTTGTCTGATTCTTGAATTAGGATTGTTTCTAGTCTTGGCACTGCTTCGTTTTAGTTGACCTAAACTTCTAGCACAATAAGATTTTCTTCTCTTAGCTGCTTTGCTTCCTTTCTTTACTTTACCAGTTACAGCAGTCTTGAGCTTAGATCCAGGATTTAGTCTTCTATAAGCTTTGACACCAGCCTTAGTCATACCAGCCCCCTTTTTAGTGGCTCTAAAATTCTTCTTATTTTTAGCAGGCATCTTTGCCTTCTTTCTAGGTGCCATTATTTTTTCTTCTTCTTGATAGTTTTAACCTTACCGTTTTTTGTTCTAGCATATTTGTGTGTTGCAGTTTCACGTATCAGTGTTCCTGAGTGACGCTTGCCTTTCCACATCCATGTTACGGTTTTTGCCATTACTTTCTAGTTTTTCTAATTGCTTCTTTACCTCGTTTAAAAATACCTACGACTTCATTTTTACCCATAACCTTCGCTCGTTGTTCTCCTACTGTTAGAATCTGGATCTTTCTAGCAAAACTCTTAGCGCTTCTTTTAACTTTAGCTACGGTAGCTCTTGCATCAGCAGGGGATGCAAACTTTATACGGACTGTATCTTTTGGATTTTCATCCGTATAAAGCCTGCGGCCTGAGCCTTTAGGTTTTTTGCCAGTTCCTACTTTAGGATCTTTTTTCTTGCGAGGCATTACTTTTTCTTATGAATCTTTTGAATGGCAAAGTTAAAAGATTGGCTACCTCCCTTATGTGGTTTGTATCCTCCTGGAGGATTCTTCATAAGTTTAGGAGCGCCTTTACCTGACTTCATCCAATGATATCCTTTGGGTGCTTTTACTTTCATGATTATGGGTTTACAATTCGAATATTACGAAGGTATACAATTTCATCTACCGAGTCGTCATCGTCATCATAGGGGAACTTAAATATTATTCCTCGACTGCCTCCAGCAACAAATCCTGTTGCTGAAAAGTCATGCCATGTATTTAACGATTTACCACTGTCTCCATCTGGATCAACATGAGTAGCTCCTCCAAGTACAATTTCTAACAGCCTATTAGCATTGACATTAGTGTTTGCAAAAAAATAAGAGAATGATACGTTATATGTACAACCCGCACTCAAAGGATTTGTTAATACATTAACTGCTCTACCTGAAGGCGTTATTCCTGATGTATAAGAATATCTTAGTCTTAAATTATCATCTCGACCTCCAATACCATCTATATTACCACTAATAGTAAGGTTTGTATCTTCACCTGTTATATTTCCTCCAGCAGAGGCATTACCAACACCAGCACTAAAATCTGAAGTAAAATTTATAGTAGCACAAAGACCACTTGCAGAGCATTGGTCTGGTAATTGTACAGCGCTTCCGATTCCTAAACTAGGCATGACTTACGCTTTTTTATATGCTAATATTGATCCTCCAGCTTCAATTGAAATCTGCGTGAAGTTACCAAAAATTGTTACACCTTTAGGAATTACAAAGTCAGCAGCAGCGTCTTCAATTGTATTTACTATAAGAGGACATGCTGAAACATCAACAGTAGAATCTAATAGAGCAGTAATAGCCATAAAGTCTCCAGTGTGTACAGCAGTGTCGTCAATAAGCTTAGAACCGTGAGTTCCTAATGACTGAGCGTTTAACACTGCAATCTCTTTTAAAAGTTTTGCTTCTACACTCATGATTAATCTCCTACATATGCAACGATACCTGATGAACCTAGAGCGTCGTTAGGGGTGAATGAAGTAAACCTACCGTATAAAGTAAATCCTTTAGGGAATACATTATCAGCGGTAAGTGCGTCAGTTCCTGCACCATCACCGCCGGCTGCTGTGCTTAAGAACTTTGTAGACTCAGCTACTAGAGCTGAAAGTTTTGCGTCAGCTAAAAATGATATAGCTACGAATACTTTACCTGTTGGAGGCGTAACCGCTCCAGTTGTTTCAACGAAAACGCAACCCTCTTGTCCAAGAGCAACATCTGCTTTATCTACTTGTTTTTGTTGGAGACTACGGTCAATAACCTGATGTCTCGTTGGAATAGTTTTTTTATTTGTACTCATGGTTTTAATTGTAAAAGGGGGAGAGGAGTATCCCCTCCCCCAGTAAACAAAAGAGCTAGAGCTTGAGATATTGCTACCTCAAGACTTTAGTTTACGTTATTAGCTTCTGTCAACAGATGCTACACCAACATTCAACTGAGTAAGAAGAACATGTTGTACATCGTTTGCGTCAGTAACAGTAGTACCGTCATCTTGAAGCTCAATCCAAATATTTGCTTGCTTTCTGCTAGTGAATCCGCTAACTAGTCCTCTATTCTCAGTGCGAACTTCAGAAAGGCGAACACAACCGTAGTTCTTATCTACAGTAGCATTACCTGGTCTAACCTGTCCTGGAATATCAGATACCCAACGAAGACCTGTTTGACCCATTGAGTGGTACTCTTCATAAGCAACCTGCTCGTAAGATCCAAGCCCTTCAGTAGCAGCTGTTGTCAAAGTAATAGCAGCGCCTACATTCTCGCCATCTTTTGCAAAACGAGCATTGAAACGAGACTCAGAGTGGATACGATCTCTAGCTACATTAAATGAGTGCTGTGCTTGACCTTCAAGCTGAACTCCGATACAAGTAGCAGCATTAACTTGAGCAGCAGTGCTAAATCCACATTGAGCAGCACCTGTTCCAGTAACGAATGTTGCAGATGGCCCTCTGTAAGGATCTTCTAAAGTAATAGCTTGCCCTGTACCAGGATCAGAAGCAATCTTGTAAAGGTCACCAGCTACATTTAAGTAGTCAGCTGCATCAATACCAGCTTCACAGTTAGCAGAAGTAGTTACAGTCTTAGAACCAAAAACAAATGTTGCATTGTTAGCACCTCCAGTAATGTTAGCCTGAGTAGCAACGTTAGCTACAACTTTAGCACGTACATACTTAGGACCAGCAGTTGCTGGTCTGTCAACCTCAAGTGCATCGTTCTTAGCGATAGCCTCACGAAGTTGAGCTCCTAGATTTACCTGAAGTTCCTCAGCAGTTGTAAATGTAAAAGTGTCTGAACCACTAGCGCTGCTCATTTTTACCTGAGCGGTAATCGCTGGAGCGTAACCTGAACGGTTAGCCTCATCGTTATCTTGCTTTTCGATAAGAACGTAGAAGCTATTTCCTACCTCAGTAGCAGCGATTGTATCATCAGAAGCTACATTTGGAAGAAGGTATCCTCCAGTTCCAGCAGTAGTTCCACCGATATTAGTTACCTGCTGTGCAGCTGCAGAACTCTTACCTGAAGTAATAGTTACATTAGCCATATTAAAAGCAGGGCTGTAGTAAAGTCTAGCAACACCTGACTCATCGAGAAGTCTAGTAGCAATTTTGAAATCCTCACCCTGAGCAGTTCTGTCACTGTCTGCAAGAACTTCGTTCTCTGTGTTTACCAGTACAACATCGCCGTTAGCAATGTCACTTACTTCTAGAGTAGTTCCTGCTAAAGCATTAATGTTTGTGGTATTAACTCCGCATACGAATGCGAGGTTATTGTTGTTGTTATTAGTGTACATCATGGTACTTAAAAATTATTTATATGTTAAAAAAAATTATTATTCAAAATTCTCTATGTCGATTTCTAAGTCTGTCTTCTGTTCTTTAACAGTTTCTAGCATTAGGTCCCTCGCCAAGTCAACAATGACTTCATGGGTAAAATCATCTAGCTCAGAGTCTATCTGACCTCCTGGGTCAGCTCTGTTTACTTCGATGTCTACCGGGTTTTTGAGATATCTCATTCTATACGAGGTAACGGCAAAACTGCCGTCGGTTAAAACTTCATGTCGCTTAGGACCATTGTCAGCGTTGAAATACATTCTGAACACTGATGCCCCTAAGTTGTCAGCAACTGGTCTCTTGTACGGGTTGCCTTTAAACTTGCTGTATTCGTCATGAGATACTACTCGAACTCCTGCTTCTGCATTTCCAGTGCAATCAGGTCGACTAATCTCTACAAGTTCATATATAGTGAACATAAAGTCATCTGGTAAGTCAAAGAACGTTCCGTTAGGTAACACTCCTACTTGTGAACCAGAAACAGTCAAGGCCCCAGAGTCTTGTATTAAGGCACTGAGTCCTTGACCTCTTGCTTCTGTTTCTTCAAATCCAGTTTGATGGGAATTACTCTTATAGTTGTAAAACCTTTTTGTGTACTGAATTTGTGCTGACGAAAGGATAGACGAAAGCTCTACATCTGTGTACCCAGGGGAACCAAATGCATTTGCCCTATCTAATAGGAACTCTAGCTTGTCTGCCATTTCGTTAGCTGTCATTATTCTACTTCTCTAAGTTGATCAATCATTGCTTGAACTCTGAGTCTAGTCTCTTGGTTTTCCTCACGGTTAAACCAGTGAATAGCATCAGATAATGTACCTAGTTCTACGCCTGAATCAAGCGAGTAGATATTTCTTTTCTGTTCTACATTACCTGCTCTACGTGCATCAGCAATAAATAGCTTATCATCATAAAGCGGATCATCTAGAATCTGAACAAAAGTTCCTCTATCATCTTCCATTAACTTACCTACACTAGCTTTTAATTGCTTAGTGCTTGAAGCATCAGAAGGTGATTTACCTGCTACTCGTAAGAAGTCTCTCATAGCAGCATCAGACTTACATACTGAGTCAAACAGTGAGTATGCTTTTGCTTCTAGTTCTAGACGTTCTAGTGTTTCATCTCTCATCTCATCTACGTTAGTAAATACATACTCGTAACTAGCTCTACGAACTGTACGGTATGCTTGAGGAGACTCTGCGAACTTAGCCTGGTTAGCAGATAGAATCTTGTACTTTAACATGTCCATAGGATTCTTAAGATCTAAACGCAAACGTGCATCTCTGATCTGTACTCTTGCTCTAGAATCAGATCTCCAAAAGTTTGTATCCTTTGGTAGATATGGATTTAGAGAAGTACCTACAATCTTTTCAAAGTACTCTTGTTCTGTTAATTCTTCTGGCTTGCCCTCATCATCCATAAAATCTGGACAAAGAGATTTAGTTACAGAATCCATAACAACTGTTACTCCTCCGCCTTTGGCAGCTGAGTTTAAAGGAAGCTCAAATGATTTAACTACTTTCTTGAACAAGAATGGATCATTCTCCTTCTCTCTATAGTTAGATACAATTCCTTTCCATTTCTGCCCTGCCTCTACAGGCTTGACATCAATGATCTTATCTTTTAAATAAGGGTGATTAAACGACATT